GCGCAGTTCCTCCAACCGTCGGCATCAGCGTCAGGATCGACGCAAGAGAACATGCAACAGATGTTCCTCAAGGCGATTCGGTACGTTGCAGACATCGTTCGCGACGTCTTCAACAAGTACTGCATTCCACAGATCGTCAACTGGAACTGGGGTGACAGTGTTGAGTACCCAGAACTCAAGGTGCGTCGCATCGGCGATACAGTCGATTGGCGTACAATCTCGTTCGCTATCCGTAACTTCGTCGGTGCTGGGATCATTCGGCCAGACCAACCGCTAGAGGATTGGATCAGGAACGAGATGGACCTCCCTGAGGCCGACGAAACAACGTGTCGCATCATCGTTCCGAATCAACCTGAAGGCACGATCCCAGATGGGACACCGGATTCGAGACCGGGAAGCGGAGGCGCGGGAGCGGGAGCTGCACACGCGACGGGTGGGGTAGGCTTGAGTCCGTCAAGCCTTCCGCGTCAGTCTCCCGCTCCCGGTATGAAGGGTCAAGCACAAACACCAGGCAGTACACAGTCAGGTAAGGATGCCTCAGGAGGGAAGTAGTACTTTGACGTCATTTTCCCTTGCGTTCAATGAGCGTCCTAAGGTATACTTGGAGAGGAGGGTGAAGCGTGGGCGTTGACGGTGCCAATCGGCAACTCGGCTTCTGGGTAGACCTACAAGGTACCCAGTTCGATGAGCCCGACTCCTGGACGTGGCTCCAGGCGCTGCCTCTAGGTAAGTACAAGCATCCGCTGTACGGTGAGATCGACATCACGCCTGACAAGATTTCCCGTATGGTGTCCAACTTCCAGTCAGGTGTTCGAGAGCAGGAACTCGACATCGACTACGATCACAAGGCACAGGATGGCCGAGCTGCTGGCTGGGTCAAGTCTGCCGAAGCTCGTTTGGCGGGCGATTCAAGTGATGGGCTCTGGATCGCCGTCGAATGGACCTCAGAGGCGAAAGCGAAGCTGCAGGACAGACAGTATCGTTACTTCAGCTCCGACTATGCCGATGAGTGGGAACATCCGAAGACGGGACAGAAGCACCAGGATGTCCTGTTTGGAGGGGCAATCACCAACCGTCCTTACCTCAAGGACATCCTTCCCATCAATCTGTCAGAAGTCATCGAGATGCCAGAAGGAGGCATGCGGATGAACCGAGCCACCCTGGAGAAGCTGGCCAGGAAGCTTGGGGTTCCGTTCACTGCCGAGACCACAGATGAAGAGCTCACGGCTCTTCTGTCGCAGGTCGACGACAGTGAAACAGGTCCCGAGCCTGAGTCTGAGCCAGAATCTCCGCCGACCGAGGAGCCGTCGCCTCCAGAAGAGACGCCAGCTTCACCGGAGTCAGCTACGCCAGAGCCGATTCTGGCGAGCGAAGCGATCAAGTTGAGTGACGGTAGCATCGTCACCGCCACTGAACTGGTCAAGCGACTCGAGACGATGGAAGCCGCCACGCGCTTGTCGGAGGCTCGAGTTCGTCTGTCCCAGCTGGATGAGGGTGCAAAGTTCGCTCTCTCACCAGTTTCCAAGAAGCAGCTGTCCGAGATCCTCGTGTCAACTCCCAAGCAGCTCAGCGACAAGGTGTACACCCTCGTCAAGACGATCCTGAAGGATGGGGTTATCGAGCTGGGCGAGCGCGACAAAGGAAGCGATCCGACCTCGAGGACAGGCGCCGACACCGCTTCTCGTCAGTTCAGCGACCTCGTTGACGCTGAGATGAAGGGTGACGCGAACCTCTCGTACGTCGATGCGACGATGCGAGTAGGCGAGATGCACCCAGATCTCTGGGAAGGGTACCGGCGTGAGGCATTTCTCGAGCCGGGAGGTCCCCGCTAATGGGTCCAAACTTCGTCCTCGACAAGGGCTTTCAGGCGACGACGGCGATCACACAGTTCCGTGCGGTCACCCAAGTCTCTGATGCCGGCGTCAAGCAGACCGACGCTGCTGCTGCAGTTGCTCTTGGCATCGCACAAGAGAACATCTCAGCGGCTGATGCGACTTCGGGTCGTATCGCGGCAGTCCGTATGGTGGGCATTTCGCGCGCCATCAACGGCACAGCGGGCGCGCTTGCGCGTTCATCCCTCGTGGCAACCGACAACCAAGGGCGAGTTGTTGCCGCGACGACAGGCCAGGCGTGCATTGGGCTCACGCTGACAGCGGCTACTGCCCAAGGCGACCAAGTCGACATGCTCCTGCTCGTCGGCACGATCAAGCCGTAAGGAGGAGGTGAGACATGGCTGTTTACGATCCACGTGGTGGTGGCAACACCCATATCGATGTCGTACTCACACAGATCAGCGTCGCGTGGCCGAACAACGCCTTCGTTGGCGAGTCTTTGTACCCGCGCGTCGACGTCGTTCGCCAGAGTGACAAGTACTACATCTTCGGTCGTGAGGGTTGGGCACTTGAGCCCAGCGGCGACTTCAGGGCACCCGGTACCGTAGCGAACGAGATTCCTGGTCTCCAGATCTCGCTCGACTCGTACTTCGCCAAGGAGCACTCGTTGCAGATCCCGGTCACGGACGAAGAGCGTGTGAACGTCGATTCGCCGTTGGCCCCAGATCGCGACGGTACGGAACTCGTAACGTCGAAGATCTTGCTGCAGAGAGAAATCCTCATGCAAGCACAGGTCACGACAGCTGCGAACTTCGCTGCTGGCTACTCGACGACCAACTCAGGTACTTCGCAGTGGAACGACTACGTCAACTCCACTCCGATCGCCGACGTGCGTGCTGGCTTCCGCAAGATCCATTCCGGTCTGTTCTTCGAGCCGAACGTCGCCATCATGCCGTACCAGGTGATGACGCAACTCGAAGACCACCCGGACTTCATCGAGCGGATCAAGTACTCAGAGCGCGGCATCCTGACGCCTGACCTGATCGCGACGGTTCTCGGCATCGAGAACTGCATCGTTCCTGGTGTTGGCTACAACTCGTCGAACCCTGGCCAGACGGCATCGCTTGGGTACCTGTGGGGCAAGGACGTTCTCTTGGCCTACGTGCCTCCGCGTGCAGGTCTTCGGATCCCGGCATTCGCGTACGAGTTCAACTGGGGCTACGGCGCCGGTCGTCCTCAGGTCGCGGAGCGCTGGCGTGAGGAACCCCGCAAGAGCGATCTCATCCGCGTGTCCCGTCGATACGACCTCAAGATCGTCGCCCAGGACGCGACGGGCAAGGCCATCGCCGGGTACCTCATCAAGGCCGCAGTGGCGTAAGGAGGAACCATGGCTACTGCTGTAACCAACATCCAGCACGGCAACGAAGACGGAACCGTCACCTTCATCGAAGCTGGCGAAGACGTCAGCGGTCTCGATCAAGAGGTGATGGACAGTCTCGTTGCTGCAGGTGCCGTCACTGACGAGGACACCTCGGCTGATCAGCAACGACTCGCTGACCTCGAAGTCGAAGTGGAAGAGCTCCGCTCGAAGCTCGCGACGGTTGGTCAGACGGCTGCGTCGAGAGGTGGAGGTTCGCCTCTCGATATGGGCTACGCGTCCGATCCTGAGCAGCTGGAAGCGGCGAACGAGGACGTCACAGGAGGCGAAGCCGCCGCGACCGAAGAGGCTCCGGCGTCCGACTATTCGACCGAGTAGTGCATGACGTACATCAACGTCACTGATGTTTCGCAATGGTTGGAGCCGACTAAGCTAAACATCACTACCCTCGACACGCAGCTGGAAGCCACGGCCTTTGAGGTCGTGGCTTCGCGGCTGTCCGTGCGCTACGACACGAGCCTCTGGACAAGCATCTCGACGACGCCTCCACTGGTTCAGAAGATCCTTGGCATGATGGTTGCGGGGTACACCTACAACCGTCAGTACAGCGAGAACGAGGATCTTGACAAGTACGGATTCTGGCTCCTCAGCTACGCCGACAATCTCATCACTGGTCTCGCGACTGGTGTTGTGGATCTCGTCGACACAGGTCAAGGGTTGGTAAATGCTGAGAGATCGCCGTTCAGCTTTCCTGCCTTCTGGCCAACGGACGCAGCGACGGATATGGCAGACACAACGCTTGGTGGTGACCCCACCGATCCGAACGCTGCGCCGCTTCACTTCACGTCTGGTCAGGTCTTCTGATGTCAGAACAGCCAGGGATGTCACCCTTTGTAGGATTCACGATCGACTTCATTCCTACGATCGGTGTCATCGTTGGCGGTCTGGCGGAGATGGCCGCCAGTTTGGAAGACGTGCAATCATTGCTTGAGCAGGCCGTGGATCAAGTAATGGTTCCGTCGATTCATGAGAACTTCCTTCAGAGCGGTCGTCCAGATGCTTGGGAGCCACTCGCTGAAGGTACGATAGCACAACGTGCTGCAGCAGGACAAGAAGGTCCACCCTTGATTCGTACGGGTGCACTTCTCAGTGCAGCAATCGATCCCGGCTCCTGGGAGATTCTTGCCTTTGGTGGCGAGGGCGCGGCGTCATTGGTAGATCTTCCAGGAGCCGAGTACGGTGTGTTTCACCAGACTGGAACGACGTTCATACCGCAACGTGAGTTCTTGTTGTTCCAGCAAAACGACCTGGAGAAACTTGAGTTCCTTATGGGGACTTGGGTCGACATACAGTTGCTGACAGGTGAGTTCTAGTGGCCTTGACCGACAAGCTGAGCGACGTGTCGCAACTGCTCGTCGACTTGATCATTGCGAACGCTCAAACGTTAGGCATTCCAGATGTTCCAGGTGCAACGACAGTAGGATCGGATCCTTCCGTCTTCTACGGCGATCAGGTCATGATTCCAGTAACACCCACCGTTTGTGTCGACCCAGTGCAACGGCAGAGAGATCTGTCGGAGACAGGTTACCAGACGACAGTAGATTTGGCGGTGTTCGTCATCATCTACCACGGCAAGGTTCAAGACATGCAAACGAACCTCAAAGAGTGCATACAGTTCGCGGAAGCTGTGGAGGCCGTGTTGTATACGGACAAGCAGCTGCAAGGTAACGTAGTGCATAGCTACGTCTCGAACATGGACATGGGTCAGATGATTCGTGGGCGAACGCTCATGCGAGCTACGCGACTTACCTGGCGTGGCTTGTCCAAGGCGCAGATATGGTGAGGAGGCCCGATGGGCACAGTTAGAGTCGAAGACCATCACTACCCACCGGGTGAAGAGTTCACGATCCCCGGAATAGGGTTGGTCAAGAACTTCGAGGACACCGAAGTCGACGAGATCCAGATCGCTAACTTCAAGGCACTCGGAAGCGAATGGCCTGAAGGCGACACTCTCACGATCGTCTCACAAGACGTCGAGGAGAGTGAGGAACAGCCTGTGGAGTCTGTTGAGGAAGGGACCCCGGCTGACGAATCCACAGGAGGTGAGGGTTAATGCCCATTGGCGTTGGCGCACAGGAGATCGTGGGCATCGCTGCCGAGACGACTGCTGGTACGTACCTCGCTCCGACTCACTGGATGTTGCTTCGGAGTGAGTCGTTCAAGTACGTACAAGATACAGTCTGGCGGCGCCCACTACGAGGCATCGCAGACATCGCGGGACCTGTTCCGGGTAACTCACACATCGAGGGCGACTTCGAGATCGAGGTCACTGAGGACATCCTGCCACAGATCTTGCGGAGTGCTCGTGGCACGCTCACGAAGACTGGGACGGCTCCGTTCACGTACACGTACGTTCCGAGTGCGGTAGCAGTTCCGGCGAAGACGATGTCGATCAGCGTGTCGCGTGCTGGTGTTGTGTTCGGCTACACAGGCTGCGTCATCTCGTCGATGGAGTACTCCATGGACAATGGGTTGCTGATCGGCAAGTTCAGCATCCTTGGACAGGACGAAGCATCGCAGACGGCACTTACTCCGGTCTACGTTTCGACGGCCCCGTACGGCAGTGGTCAGTACTCGTTGGAGATCCC